TTATGTAGTTACGTTTTACGCACCATATCATGATACACAAGAATTCGTTATAGAGACGAGCTGTCGTATAGGTACAAGAAATTCCGGCACACTTATAATTGGAAATGGTCAAATTAATGTAACAACCTATAATCTTATCACAAGTGCTGTTTCTGATGAGGCCTTTTATTTAGTAGTTTATCGATTAATTTAATCTTAACATAAAAAGTAACATGGCAAAATTTCAAGCATATGACGCGGCGTTATCAACCAATTTAGCCGATGATGATATTTTATTGTTAGCTGATCAATCTGCCAGTTATCAAAATAAGAAAATCGTTTTATCCGAGCTTGATAAACGATGGACTCCTACAGATTCCTTTGCGGTGGCGACTATTGGGACATTTGATTTTGCTCAAATCTCAACGCCAAGTGCTACACAAGCCGGTGAAACCTGGCTCAAGACGGATACTGGTGAAGTATTTGTCTCTTCTGGAAGTGGTACCGGCAATTGGGGAAGTGCCTTATATCAGTTAGTATTGAATAATACTTCTACTCCTATTTCGTTGGGTGATTTAGATTTAGGTGGTACATTAAGCTCATTAGGAGCTTTACCTATTACAATTGGAACTTCTGCTGGGAATGATTTTACTATTAATTCTACTCATTTTGTAGTTGAAGGGGATACTGGTTATGCTGGGTTTGGGACAGCTGCCCCGAGCAGGCAGGTAGAAGTGCGTATAGATGATTCTACAGTTCTGTCTGCTACCGTTCGTCCTGAAGGCCTTAAATTATATAATGTGAATACAACTGTTAATACCGGCGTTGGAATTTATTTTCAGTGCAGCAGCACCGGTGCTGGCGAGGCTGCGATTGAAGCAATGAGACCAAGTGCTACTAATTCAGAGTTAGTATTTAAGACCGAATCTGCTGATGATTTTAGAGAGCGAATGCGTATCTCTAAAACTGTCTATATAGGTGACACAGCAAACGCCAAAATGACCCAAGGTCTTACTATAAATCAAGGTGCTAATGATGATGAAATTCTAGCTTTAAAATCATCTGATGTTGCTCATGGGATGACTGATTTAGCGGAGACTGATACTTTTGGTTATATGAAAAAAAGTAGTCCGGGGGATGGTGGTTTGCATATAGATGGAATAAGTGAAGGGACTATTGGTTTTCACTTAAGCGCTGATTGCGCTACTTTTCAAAATACAGATACCACCGCTTCTGTGGGCGGGATATTGGTATCGGGGCAAAAAAAATCAGGTACTACTGTAGGTGCTTATGCCGCGGATGAAAATGTAATAGCACTAAGAAACTACACAACAACTCGTTGGCTCATGAAAGGAGACGGTTCATGGTTTAATTTCTTACCCACAGAAACTTTTGCTATGAAAGATGCCGGATCAGCAGGAGCGACAGAACAAGATTGGGTAGAAGTAACAATTGGCGGTGTTACCGGTTATATTAGAATTTATGCAGCTAAATAAAAGGAGAAAATTATGGCTCTACAAAAAACAATTGAATATAAAACTCTTTCCATCAAAAACGCCTATCATAAAATCATAGGTGTCGATTTTCACGACGAAATGATAGATGATAAAAAAGTCTATCACGTGTCGTTACGGGTTGGTGTATTCATTAATGGTGCGAAAGAAACTCGGATAAGAATTGATATGTATCCATTTTCTTTCGAAAATGAATCAGATTTGAATCTGTCTACTTTTTATTTCAACCTAAAATCCCATGAGGATTTTATAGATTCCATTGATGTTTAATAGGAGAAATTATGCGAATGTTTATGATTACGGAAATGCAAGCACAAGATTTGGAAGAGACGTTAAAAAGCGATTCCATTCGACCGCGTGATTTGTTGCGCTGTTTGACTACGTTGAAAACTCTCCCACAATTAAATAGTCAACCGGAACAACCAGCGGAACAACCAGAAAATGAACAAAAATCCATCCCTGGAAAATCCATTCCCAAGGATAAAAAATGAACGAACTTCTTGAACTGATTATCGTTCAATATCCGTGGGTATCCGCCTGGGTTGTTGGATTAGGGACTGTCGTCTTTTGTAGTAGAATGATTATCAAAAAGACCAAAACTCAAAAAGACGACGAAAAGCTAAAGGAGATTGAATCAATCCCTTTAATCAAAAAAGCGTTGGATTGGTTAGCATCCAAATCCATCTTGAAGAAGAAATGAAAAATCCTTTTGTGTTAAAACGCGCTTACTTGGACAATTGCTGTATTGGTAAACTCTATCATGATGGGAGTTTAATCGGATATACCGTCGAAAAACCTTGGCGAAATAATGAACCTAACGTTTCTTGTATCCCTCCTGGAGTTTATACTCTCAAAAGATATAATTCGAACAAGTACAAAAATGTTCTATCTCTTGAGAATCCGGCGTTAGGAGTGACGGTTGATGAACCATCACAACGTACAAAATGCCTAATTCATGCGGCGAATTTTCCGCATGAATTAAAAGGTTGTATTGGGCCTGGATTACGGTTACATCCTGAAGTATGGGGGGTTGCAGACTCAAGGAAAGCCTTACTAGTCATCTTTGAGTTGTTTGAAAGAGGCGTAGATCAGCTTTTGATTGAAATTTAAACCGGCGAAAGGCGATCTTTCATTTTAAAGATCGCCTGAATATATTCCAAAGTTGCTTTTGCGTCAAAGCCATCGGTCGATAAAGCTAAATCGACTATATTCTCTATCCGTTCTGATCGCTTGAATAGTTCAAAAATCTTTTCTTTATCCTCCTTGTTTGAAATCTCATTTGTGATCCTCACAAACTCATCTATTTTCATTTTATTATCTCCAAATCTAAAATATTGATGGGATTGGATGATGGAAAATTAATATCGTCAGGTTCATAATATTCTGATCCGTCCCCCAAAGTGTAGGCATATACAAAATTATATATACCTCCGTTCATACAATTTTGAACCAAAATTCCCGGTAGATTTTCAAGTGATTTTGGTTTAAATTTTGCTTTTATCACTTTCATAAGCAGTACAATTTTTAGAAACGATTTGAAAAAATTCGTTGAAATTAGAACCATATTCAGTTGACATATTATCAAATTGAATATTATCCATAAGCCAACGATGGACAAAACACATACGACGATTCAAACAAGTATAACACGATTTAATCATTTTAACATCCTCCTAAAATCTCCAGTTATAAAATCCGCCACGTCTTGTTTTGCTTCTACGGATTTCAAGATATAACGATCAATTGTTCCCTTAGCAATCAAGTTAATACTATGACAATGGAGTAATTGACCGTTTCGATAGGTTCGTTTTATTCCTTGTTGATTTTTTCGTAAAGAAAAGGGACGACTGAACCAAATCGTATAATTAGCACTTATCAAATTCAAACCCAATGCCGCCGAATCAATATTTGCTACAAAAAACATACATTTTGGGTTTTCTTTGAGTTGTCGTTTAGCCTCCTGTCTATCGTCGTTGGACGTTTGGCCGTAATAAATAACGGCGGATTCTTTTCCGTACTCTTTAATTAATGTTTTGTAGATTAATTTTATCTCTTCAACGAACCTAGAAAAAATAATTATTTTATATTTACGATTGATACGCTTCAATGTGCCCAATAACAATTGCAACTTTTGATTTTCCCCAGGTATTGTTTTATAGATATCCGGCTCATCGTCTGATTTATAAAAACCACCTACGATTTGTTGAAGTTTTACATATTTTACTATAGCGTGTTTGATGCTCATCACATCACCATTTTCTACAATCTCAACCAGGAAGTCATTTTTTAAGGTTTCGTATATTTTTTTCGTCGCTGGATTCAGATCATATGAAAGTGTTTTTTCTGTGAGTCCCGGCATATCAACACAATCCTCGAGCAATACACGACTAGAAAATGGTTTTATTTTTTCTTGTAATTCTTCTAAATTTTTATATCCAAAAACAAAAAGCGGAGTACGTCGAATTGCATTCAAAACGTAACCAGCTAGATGTTGTAGACGAGGTGGTAATTCGGAGGATATTTTTTCTTTGCTTAATTCCACATTGGCAATATGCATATTATATAGATGTTTTGATAGAAATCGCTCTTCTTTGAGATGTTCTTGTTCCTCAATCGACAAAAGACATTCTCTATATTGATTACCTAGACGCCGCTGTCCTTTAGATCTAGTGACACACAATAGTTTATCAATTTGTTGAATGATCGCGGGGTTTCCTAATTGAGCATAACGCGCACGAAATGAAGTAAAAGTAGGAAAATCAAGTAAACCCGGTTGAAGAAATTCGCACGGAACGTATAGATCTAGCGGTCCTTGGTTGATCGGTGTACCATCCATGATCATTCGATAGACGGCTAACTTGCCCAACTTTAATAATTGTTTTGATCGTTTGGAGGTAGGATTCGCAAAATCTGTTGACTCATCTATAACCATAAACGACGGATACGTTTTAAGGAACTTTTCTATGATTTTTGATCCCTTATCGGTTCTAATTGAATCCGTGTTTAATGCTAATATTTTAAATTTTCTATCATTAATAAAAAGTTGATTCAGACGTTTTTGTTCTGTTTTTCTTAAAGTAGCACGATAATAAGCTGCATCGAACGGGATTGCTATTTCCAAATGCGTTTCAATTTCGATATGGTCCACATGAACACCATTGGGTGCGATAATTAGTAGACCTTTTATTTTATCTCTATTGAATAGATATTGACCTTTGTCGAACATAAATTTAGTTTTACCCACACCCATATCCCATAATAATGCCCAATATTCCCGTTCAACAGAATGTAACATCTCCTTCGCTTGATGTTTGAGCGGAGGACGTTTATATTTATGTTTGATGAATTTTTTCATGATTTATATCTATTGTTTCTCGCATATTCTAATAATTCATCATCTGTTATTTCGTTTTGTTGATGTTTTTCTAACATATTTAATTGTTCTTCAGTTCTATATTTAACCCACCATTTGTATTTAGTTGTTCCTGGTACGAGATCATGATTCATTATTTTATATGCTCTTAATCTTATTTTGTTCATTATTTCCTTTGTTTGTATTTATGTTTGATGAATTTTTTCATTTTAATGATTAGATAAAATACGAATCAAATCTTGTTTAAACTGATCTGATCTGAATTTACGTTCTGATTTTTTCCAACCAAAGACGTGTATTTTCCTAAGTTGAGATTGTGTTTTGCCTACAATCTTATACACAGTATGCCAGGGGAAAAGCATAATATCATCTCCTATCTGTAATAATAAGAAAGCACCTTTTCCTCTCATTTTCCCATGACAATACAGAAACCGTTTTTGTGCCGATGTAAAATGATCAATCTTTATGCCGGTTGCTTCGCGTTTAGGCCATGCTTTGAGGAACTTAACCTCAATGAAACCCATAGCGGATGGCAGAGAATACACCCAATCAGGTATGCCAGAACTGGTTAAAGGGGACTCTAGGCGTTGCGCTTCCCATTTTCCTTTTAATATCTCCTTCAGATAATCGTTAAGTTTTTTTTCAGACATAATCCTCAATCTCCTTGATTCGTTTTTTCACTAAAAGAATATAATTCAATTTATATAGATCTTTTGGGAATTCCCCAAGAAGATCGTTGATGATCACTGAATTGACGCCATTCTCGACGTGTATCTCTTTCATCCAGTTATCAGGGTGTTCTGTGGTCTGATGAGTTTTGCAATATTGTTTTTGTTCTTTCTGAGTCATTTTGCCGCGTTTCATTATGTCACCGACATCCAATAAAGGTCTTGATCCTTTGTTCGTTTCCTTAATCCCTCTACTGATATACCACCTGGAAGTATCTTGTATGGAGACTTTTTTTATTTGATTTTCGGATGTTATTCTTCGATGATGCATAGACCAGCCGCCAGAATGGGATACATGAAAATAGAAAATAAATTTTCTAAGATCATCACATTCCATAATGTAATCAGCAGGTGAAATTCCATCAATGAAATACGCTCTCAAAGCGTCCTGTAGGATTTCCGCTTTATTTTTGAGTTTTTTAATTCCCTTCTTTTTATTTTCTATTCGAAAGATTCCTTTTTCTTTAGTTTGATCATCTATTTTAACTGCTATGTAATTGTTTACATCCCTTGCAATGTATTTCTTATAGTCAGTTCGTTCCAATAATAGACCAGTTTTCGCTTGCCATTTTTTTGCAATTTTCTCGATGATGAAACGTTTTTTCTTATCGACTAAGATCAATACACCGTCCGTATTTGCTGAGATAACTTCGATTTTAAATTTGAGTAATTGCTCTATAAACATTAAAAAGGAAAGTTGACCACCAATAGTAATTTGGAGCTGAACGAGTTCATCAAAAAGTATAGAATATTCATTCCCGGTTTTACCAAAATAGGATAGTGTAATCACTTTCAATGCATCACTGATTTTTTTGTCACCTTCCTTTTTATGTTTAATCCTAAGGTCTGCAACATTTTCCAGAATATCTAAAATAATCGTTGATAGATGCTCAGGGAAAAGGCGAAACGTCCGAATGATAGCGATATAATAGGATTGAATATCTAAATCAAAAAGAAGTTGATCTTCTGTCGGCTCGATGATCCTGGGTTTATCAACAGAATGTAAACCACCGGCACCAACGTTAATCGTTACATCCTTTAATTCCAAAGTTTCCGATAAGACCTCTAAATCTGCTTTACTTGAAAATCGACCACTCAGAGAAATTAATCGATTTTTATAGCTGTTTAAAATCGGACTTTCGAATTCAACCCATTGTGGAATGCAATTCTTGATGTTGATTCGTTTTCCTGGTTTTTTGATCTGAGATTTGATATATTTTTTGGTGAGACCAGAACGTTGACAGTATTCAACTGTCATAATTTCTTCACAAACCCCGGGATTAGGTTTGCTCAATATGTTAGAATTAGGATACATCCCGGAAAGAGTTTGCCTCATTTCGACATACGGTTGTGCATCATTCCATTCTACGATTGTATTGCGGACGTCCTTTTCGCAATAAGAAATCACTTCTTTCTTTTGAGGTTCTGTGAGTTTGCTATCAAACGGGTAGGGTAGATCTTGGATTGATATAGCGTGTTTTTGAGTCGCGCGTTCTTTTAATCCCATTTTCTTTTCCGGGATGCAAAACGCGTCCATTGAAAAACCCCACGGTGTAGAGTAATTCCATAAATCCCAGTACCATTGGGGTTTTTTATTGGGAGAATTGATAATGCTACCGCTCAAAGAAAACATTTGTGCGTGAAAATCTTCCTTGTTTGACTGAAAAGCACTTTGTAGATTAGTACTGAGTCCGGTAGTTTTAGCCATGAAAATATATTTCATTATATAGTCATCATAGCCTAGATTATTGAATCCAACCATGATCAGATTTTTATTCGATAGATCGCTTATCATCTGATCAAGATTTTCTAACGTATAGACGATTGGTATATTTTTAGGACCGATCACCATACACATGAAAAAGTTAGGGAAAACTTCTATATCATAAGCAATGCAGGTTTTACCCGGAAACGGTTGTGCTAATTCGAATGGTGTTTCGATCAACCATTCGGGCATTTTTTTTTTGAATTTCTTCATATCAATCCGTTCTTTTTAGCCAACCATTCTGGGATTGTAAGAGTCAAAGTGTCCGGTGTTCCGTCTTCCAAAACATAAGTCAAAACTTCAACATTTTGGATTTGTGATAATGGTAACCAACATTCGGTATATCCATCAGACACTAAAATTGCCTTTTTACTATTTGTGGGTTTTATATCCAATGTTATATCTACATATTCCATTTTTTTACCTTTCGGGGGTATAATTAGTTAATGCATCAGCTCTTCCGACACGTTTTTTTCCGTCACGACACATGATGCGTTTTAATTCCAAACGACCGGCATCACCGCAACGAACAGGATGTTGTAGGTCTGAAATTTTAGTATAGATGTAAGAAACTTGATAACCACCGGTCAAGTCTCGTAAATCATAGATGGTATATAAAGCTTTTCTTGAGAATAATTCTCTCAATTTTATCTCAAGGGTTGATTTTTTAAGGTGTGGTTCCATTTTTTTAAATCCCTCAAAAGAATTGGTTTGTTTTCGTTGTAAGCTTTTTTTATATGCTTATGTGTGATTTCTGTACGATCCGGGTTCCATTTTTTTAAAAAGGAAACAAATCTTTTTAACTCTTTAGCTCGTTTTGTTCTCATGATAAAATCTCCTAATATAGTTATGACCTCTATATTATATAATATAGAGGTCTAATTGTCGAGATTTTCTTCCTTACAGCATAGCTTTAAGAATACCCCGCATGTCATCAGATTTCAGATTGTCGACTTGTGCCGAGGGTAGAAGAGCGAACAGCGTAGCAATTAAACGATCTTTTTCGTTTTTGTCTGGTTTTTTGGCGGAGTTTTTTTTCGGACCTCTTTTTTTCTTTTCGACTTTTGACGCCGGTTCGTTGGATTGATTTTCTTGAGACGCGAATGGATCAGGATTCTCGGAATCCAGCTGTGGGTTTTCACCTTCAACTGGTGCGACTTCAATGATTTCAGCATCAGTAATTGAATCATTCTTCGGACTTTCATCTTCAGATGATTTTTTATATTCGGCGATTTCGTCACTAACTGCGTTGGCTGTTTCCAGAATTTCATCAGGAAACAACTCTACATCATCCATTCCACCCATTCCAGCTTCAATGGCACTCTCAATGATTACTGAGGCCGCATCGATTGAGGATTTGGGGGGAATTTTTACAGTTGGGATCTCAATAGCCTCACAACTATTGATCATTTTAGCGATTTCTTTTAGGGCTTTTAAGATCACCGTTTCTGCTTTTGTCATAATTTTTCACCTTATATTAAGGATTTTTGAAATGAGAGAAAATTAAAAGGCGCTTGGGTTGGGGGAGGCCTCTCGAGTCCCGTTTGTGTCTTCATCGTCAATCTCAAAACCATCCTTCGAATTTTCGAAATCGAACCCCAACGTTCCGGATTCAATCAATTTCAAATAATCCATAGTTTTTTGAACATATCCCAAATGATTTGGATTATATCCGTCTTCATCGGAATCAATGAACAGTTTAGTGATTGGTTTGTATTGCCACATATACCAAGCGCCTTTTTCATTTTCAGTGAATTTCGTGTAAAGTTGATACACGTTGGCAAAAATCGGTGGTTTGAAACCTTGTTTTGGATTATCTTTTTTTGGCCAACGCAAACCATCAGCGTACCCATTCAGCGCCTTGGCGGTGGTCCACTGAGTCGAACTCATATCAATAGTCAACTCCACTGGATCAGGCGATCCGTCGAGAAAGGCCAACGCGTAATAAACGGCGGTATCAACCAACTCTGTACCGTTGGTAGTAATTCGAGACGTTTTCTTTTTACCGTTTTCTTCTGTTTCAACCAATTTTAACCCTTTGGTAATCTCGGACCCAGGAAGATGTTTCCCTCGAAATTTACCTCGTGTTCCCACTTCCCACTCAATTTCACACCGTTCGTACTTAGCGATAATGACTAAAAGCCTCTTCTTTTCTTCATTACCAGAAAAGATACGATTGTCCGATGTGCTATAAATCATACCCGGTTCAATCCCTTCGATATATTTCTCGTGTTGTTTGAGACATTGAAAACTTTGCGGTTGCGCAATTTTCAAAGCGGCACGCGGTTTATCTTCAGGAGTGAAATTTTCAAATCCATCCCCGGCATGTTCTTCAAACGAGTAGTTAATCAACTCGGTCGATTGCCGTTTGGCCGGTAATCCAGCCTTTTTTTTAAAATTTTTCACTTGTTTTAATTCTCCTCTATTTGAGTACTTTACTAGAAATTTTAGGACACTTTGTCCCATTAATGACAGTATCCTTAACCTCAAAGATGCCGAATAACTTTTCGTCCAATTGGATGCCCTTTTCCCGACATTCTTTGACGTGTTTTTTGAGAGTAGCACCGTGTAACGATTTTTTAATATCGAAATTGATGCCGAATTTTTTCAACAATTTTTGGGTTTTCTCCAGGGATTTAATGTCATCTTCGGTACGATCATAATTGATCGTAATAGTGTTTTTGATTAACGAACCGGCCCCGGATTTTTCCAAAAATTTGAAAGCTTCCGGTTCGTTGATTTTTGAAATGTTGGTTTCAATCTCTTTTTTGATTGATGCTATTTCACCTGTAGTCAATTTATATTCCAATTGACCGATTTGTTCCGCATAATTCGGGATTGTTTCCCGACGCAATTTTGTCAATTCAGCATTCAGCACTTGAACATGAGCATAATACGTGTGGATTTTTTCAGTTAATTCGATTTGACGACGCAACAAAGTAGTCATATATTTGCGTTCATCGTCCGTTGGTTCATGAATTTCTGCCTGCTCTTCAAAAGAAAGTGAAGTTAATTTTTTGACAAATTTTTTCATAATTATTCTCACCAAATGGGTTTGTGCAATCTGATTTCGAGTCAGAATCCGTCGATCTCAATTCGTTATATTAACGCCATGAGTAGCTACAACGTGTGTTACCCATTACACCACTGCACCGTATTATTTTCAAACCACCGGGCGATCCGGGAGATTTACTTGTTAATACGTTCAAGTTCCGGTCGATAATTAACAAATGAATTTCTCATACCAGAATATGACTTAATATTCTTAATTGCGCTTTGGGTATTGATATTACATTCAGAAATATCTAACGAAAGTAGATGATAGATTAATTGCGCAACAAATCTATCATCTACTTTAACGTTTAAAGAACCACACCACAACGGCCAACACGCGTAATCAAGGTTTGCTCCGCTCAGGTTTGCGTGACTCAGGTTTGCGTGACTCAGGTCTGCACCGCTCAGGTCTGCACCGCTCAGGTCTGCGTCGATCAGGACTGCTCCGCTCAGGTTTGCGCGTCTCAGGTTTGCGTGTCTCAGGTTTGCGTGTCTCAGGTTTGCGTGTCTCAGGTTTGCGTGTCTCAGGTTTGCTCCGCTCAGGTCTGCTCCGCTCAGGTCTGCGTAGGTTCCTTTCAGTTCAGCCTTTAACCATTTTAAATGTAAGTTTAAAACGATTTGCAATTCTTTATTTTTCATATTCAAATCTCTCAATTACAGTTTTTGAAAAATTGTTTGATTTTATTATTCAAACCACCCGCCGAGGGACCGGAAAATTCGTTCCCGATGACAAACCGGTAGGTGGCCTGGGGGATTTTCCTTGTTTATTTCCTTTCGGACATCCAACGTTGTTTTGCTCCATTGAGCGTAAGATGACCAGCGTCTAAACGTTTGATGAGTCCTATATGATGTAAAATCCTGGTACGATCAATTTGTTGACCTTCAAAAACATCATGCAATAGCGTTATGGTTTTGCCGTTGTGCTTGAATGTTGTTTTGTTGGAATTCAGATCATTCATCTTTTTTCTCACTATTTATCCAATTCATCAAATCGATCAGCGGCGACACTTAGAAGATACGATAATTCATATAAACTTTGACTCATTATGATATCCGCCTCTCTCTCACAAATCTTCGCTTCTTCTTTGTAATCAAGTGAATCATCGAGCGTACAATTGTGCTCTTTGGCAACTCGATCCATTAATGAGTTCAATTCGGATATAGTTTGAACTTTGAGTATATCATTTTTAGTTATCATCTTTTTTCTCAAAATAGAGACATTTGATCCCATCGGACTTACTGATATATTTCAGGTTTCCGTCTGCTTGCACCTCATACCATTTGTTTTCCTGATATGACCCCCATCTCATGTCCTTTTGACTGAAGGCTACAATAGCTCCAGTCCTTACTTCGCGAATGATAATCTCACCTGAGCCGTTGTTTTTTTTGATCTTACCGACGAAATAACCAGTAGGATCGTAATCAGGTCTTCCGTTATTCAACGAAATGATTGAAGCGAAAGGTTTTCCATATCGTCTAGTGTCCCAATTACCAAATTTCATTACGATAGTATGTAATTTTTCGCTTTCTTTGATCGTCCATGCTGTTTTCAAGGATTCGGAGAAAAAAGATCTGGCTGTTCCTCCAAATCTCACAGATGCTTTCCTAGCGATTTTCCACGCGGCTTTCATCAATTTTGATTTATCGGTTTTCACCCTTAATCTCCGTTTGAATTTTTATTAATTTGACTCGAAAGAAAAGATCTTCTATTTTTTTTTTTTACTCCTCGTTTTTTAATTATGATATTAGAGGGATGCAACCCAGGAGTCAACTCTATTTCCGGTATTTCCTTCGATGCGATAATATTCATCATCTTCTGTATTGTAATACAATATCGAGATGTTCTGATTTTGATCCAAAACAATTTCTTGCTCTACGCCGCATTCTTCATTCGACATTTCTGTCGCATTAATATCGATTTCGACAGAATCTGACTTTACAAAAATCTGAAACAATTCAAGATCAGTGTTTGTTAATCCTGCTTCTCCGCCGCCAGCATGCATATATCCATGGTCTTTTGACCAATGACATCCTATATTGTTGACATCAAACTCATCAAACGAATTGAGATAGATATTCCTGATGAAATATTCTTGTAAATCCCACTTAGGTTCTGATACCTTGATCATTTTATTCTTTAGTTCGAGGTTTTGAATTATTTTGTTTTGTTGATTTAATACTATCAAAAAACAAAATCTTTTGTCAACAAAATCTTTTTTTATTTTTTGAATAATTTTTTCAAAGCGCGAATATCTTTCCCTTCTCCATTCACTTCGACTGAGAATCGATAATAGATATTTTTACATGAACAGTCGACGTTCTGGATAATTGTATAGGTAACACCTTGTAACATAAATTCAATTGTTCCTCTTGAGTGTTTTTTCTCGTAAGACCTTCGTGCTGATGCACCACAAGGCGGGGACCAAAAATAACTATTTTTGAATTTTTCATGTTGTTCGATAATTGACCGTAACGTTTTTTCCAACTTCGTTCCTTTCAATCTTTTTTGGTTTTTCATTTTTGATCTCCGATTAAATTTAATAGCAAAATTAAGAGCCGCAATAATATCTGACGCTTCATCGTATTCTTCGGTTGTCACGTATTCCATATCATTATCCCAGATGTGAACACGACCGTCGGGTTTATCTATGACGGTAAATTTGATAACGTCATGATGTATTTCATTAACTCTAATATTTTTAATGATCAATTTATATTCTGGTTCGTTTTTAATCATGCTTTTATAACTTTCCATTAAAATGGCTTTCATCTCTAATCTCCCAATTTGAGGTTTTGAATTAGTGCGTTTTGTGTTGATTTAATACTATCAAAAAACAAAATCTTTTGTCAACAAAATCTTTTTTATATTTTGAATCAAGTAGTTACGGTTGTTTATAAAGTTTCATGAAATTCTTGACTTTCATGAATTTCATGAATAGAATGGAATGGAAATATACAATCTAAAAAAACAAAAACTTTTGTTAATTTTCAATATAAGTCAAAAAACATGAAATCAAAGATATCACTAAAAGATAGAAAAAAGAGCTTATTTCTACCGGAAAAGATCTTGATCGCAATCCGGAAAGAGCAAAAACAATTACAAAAAAAAGGTTACATTCTCAAAGAAACGGACATTATATATAAGCGCCTCAGAGATTCTTACGGATTAACTGATGATGAATAAAATACTGTTAAAAGTGTTGGCTCTTTCTCAGTATACTCACTTTGAAGAGATCTCAGAGGACGATTGGCGTGATCCTAATATTGATAATGCTCCGTTATCGTTGAGTTCAAAAGGGTGGTTCAATCACTACACCGGGGAACGCGGATCTCTCGAAAGTCTACTGAAAAAACCAATTGATATAAAATCGATCTACGAAAAATCAACTATTGATTCAGATGATATGCTGATTGTTTCAGATTATTTTGAAAACGATAGAGGAATAGAAGTTGATCCATTTTTTATCAAATTGATAGGAATGAGAGTCAACCGATACAAAGGTGAATTATCATTAGTAACACCGATGAAATCCATCGATAGCAAATTAGTCCAATTGCACGTTATTCCATTAGATCAATTTTTCAAAAAATCAAAAGGAACAAAATTATTAGGAAGAGCTAGCAAAGATAGAGGTATTTTAATAAAAAAAGGTTTTAACAAATTGATACAAACCGAAGGATTAGAAAATGGTCTCATTTTATATCTATATACAAACGGATATGATATTCTGATAACAGGACCAGCAGTTAACTGGAAAAGAGGTATTAGTTTTTTTAATGATTATAAGGAAATTATCGTATTGTTAGATAATGACATAGATGAAGCTAGTTTACGACATTCCTATCATTTGGGTGAGGAAGTCCGGCGTTTTATGTACAAAGAGGATAAGACGGATGCTAATGACGCGCATGAGCAAGGTTGGTTCAACGAATGGTATAAATCACTTTTGCCGGTATCTTATACTGACGCCGTAAAATGCTATGAAAAAAAAGGTCTCGGTAAGCAACATGCTATCATAGACGAATTGAATAAAACTCATGGAATCATTAAAGTTCAGGGGAAAGTTGTCGTAATGAATGACGATTTTGACCCTATTTTTAAACGTCCTAACATTACACTTTCAAGCAAGTCCGATTTTCTTTCCTGGTATGCGAACCGGTTTATTTCTATCGAAGATGTTGAAGGTAAAGTTAAACGTGTCAACGCCGGAACATATTGGTTCAATTCCATTAAACGTAAACAATATAACGGATTCGTTATGGATACTGAACAGAAAGAAATTGATGGTTATTTTAACCTATGGAGAGGTTTTGCTTTTGAGCCAAAACAAGGTAATTGTTCATTGTACTACGATCATCTATTTAAAAATGTAGCTCAAGGGAATTCTACAATTTCAGATTATATTTTAGATTGGATGGCGGACGCGATTCAGAATCCTATGAATTTGACGGGAATTTGCATAGTACTTCAAGGTGCACCTGGAGTCGGAAAGTCTTTTTTCATTAATCAATTTACAAAATTATACGGCTCTCATTCATTGCAAATCACCAATGCCAAACACATCACCGGGAATTTTAATGGTCATCTAAAAGATTGCCTTCTATTATTTGCCGATGAGGCTTTTTTTGCAGGAGATAAAAAACACGAAGATATCCTGAAAACTCTAATCACTGAACCGTTGATAATGATCGAATATAAAGGGAAAGACGCCTTTCAATTTAGAAATTGTTGTCGCGTCATGATGGCCTCAAATAAGGATTGGGTTGTCCCTCTTTCTATGGACGATAGACGGTTTTTTATTACTCGGGTTGGTGATGAAAACAGAAAAGATAGAAAATATTTCAAAACAATCGCTGATCAAATGAAGTCCGGTGGATATGAGGCGTTATTATATGATTTGCTCAATCGAAATATCTCAAAAATAGATATTTCTAACTTCCCCATGACTGAAGCAATTAATTCAAACAAATTAAAATCGTTAAATTCTATTGGTGTATGGGTTTTCGATATGCTTTGTTCTGAGCGACTCCCCAGCGAATTAAGAATTTCAGATTTATATAAGATCTATACTGAATACTGTAGAGATACCCGCCTTAGAGCTGAAGCTCAGAACGTTTGGTCAAGAAAGCTCCGTGAATTTTTCCCCGAATTGAAAGTTATACGTAGCGGAACTAATAGTCCGCGTACGTATAGATTGACCAATCCTAATACAACGGAGCGTTGCCGTACGTGTTTTGAGGGATCTATTTCTATCGAAATTTTATGGGAGGGATACGAATAGATGATTTTTTCTTAATTCAATGACTTTATCTTAATTCAATGACTTTATCATTTAAAATGAACCTTTTGACGATAGGAAAGATTTATGAAAAAGATAATTTTCAAACAGTATTCTGAGTATGTAGAGGAGGGAGATATTGTTTTCAAAACTGAAAATAAATGCTGGTCTCTCGTCGTACCTAAAACTGACGAATATATTCTTGTAGGTGGTACTGTCGGTGATGCGATTAGTTGCGGATTGATTTGTGCTGTTGCCCGAGAAATGGAATGTGAACATGATAATACAAAATATCAAGATTGGCCTGATGGTGGTGCGGTGGAAATTTGTCAGGATTGCGGTATGTCCCGTCATTTATCGGAAATGTGGGAATCTGATTGGGTAATAATTGATATCGAAAAAGAAAAAAAATTATTAGAACAAAGAATAAACGATTTATAAATTTTAAAAAAGAGGAGATTGAAAAATGAAAAAAGAAAAATCCATAGTGACTCAAGACGTTTCGTGGGAATTCATAAAACGCGAAAATTACGACTCAAAAGAACAATTAATCATTGGGATAGATCTTGTGAAATTCAGTTATGAATGTGCTCAATTTGAAAGAAAACACGGTAAACAACCTAATCGTGTGGAATTACGATTAGGAATACCACCGACAAAACTGTTTTTATTATCGAGCAGGAGGAAGATAATTCATAACTCATTGGAAATCTAACATGATAATTCTTAAACAATTTAAAATGGAGAAAAAATGAAATTACATGAGATGCTTAACTGCGAAAATGAAAAAAAAGAATTTTATGGTTCACTTGGTCTAAGAGGAACCGCGATCACGGAACTACCGGAAGGTTTGTCGGTGTACGGATCTCTCGATTTAAGTGGGACCAACATCACGGAACTACCGAACAATCTAACGGTGGATGGTTACCTGGACCTGGAAGGGACCGGGGTCACGCAGCTTCCGGATGGTTTGTCGGTGGGTGGATCGCTCTATTTGGGGGGAACGGCGATCACGGAACTTCCGACTAATCTAATAGTGGGTGGTTCGCTTGATCTGAAAAGAACGGCGATCACTCGATTACCGGATGGCTTGTGGGTAGGTGGTTCACTCTATTTGGGGGGAACGGCGATCACGGAACTACCGGATGGTTTGTGGGTAGGTGGGTACCTGGATCTGGAAGGGACCGGGATCACGGAACTACCGGATGGTTTGTCGGTGGGGGGCGCACTCTATATGAACGGTGTTGTGACACTTTAATTTATTCCGCAAAATTTAATCTAAGAAAAAAAGGATCTAACATGATAAAAGAAATTTTGGTATGTGATAAATGTGGGTATCGAACAGAAATTGATGAATGCGACACTCCTGATACTGCAATTCATTATTCTGACTGGGTTGAAAATCCGGATGACGGATACGAACATTTTTGTGGTCAGTGTGCGAAAGATAAGAATTTAAACAAATAGGAATGCGTCTTGTGTATAGTCGGTACTCATTCTGTCGTTTTTTTTTAACATCAACAAAAGGAAAAAATTGTTGTTGAGCCTGAACATAAAGCTACATTTTCCTGAGATGGAACCGCCTGTCAGGGCTCACACCACTGACAGCGGGTTGGATCTGACCCTGATCAGGGTCGAGAAAAAACGGGATTCTATTTTCTTTTTTAACACCGGTGTGTCTATTCAACCGCCAGAGGGCTATTATACCGAACTTTATCCTCGGTCGAGCATTTATAAATATGATTTTGTCATGACCAATAGCGTAGGAATCATAGATGCTGGATATCGTGGTGTTTTATATATGCCGATGCGATATGTGGGAGACGGTGACGGGTTAACAGCTGCCGAACAACTGGTTGGTCAACAAGTGGGACAGTTAGTAGTGAAAAAATTGGAACTGTTTGATGTTAAAATAGTTGACAATCTGATAGATTCTGAACGAGGAGGAAACGGATTTGGTAGTAGTGGAAACGGGCGCGAAGCTAGACGATAATATAACCTTTTAAAAGGGATTAAAAAAATGAAAACAAATTTTGATAAAACCTCAAATCATAAGTTATTTCAAGCAGCCAAATCGACACACGACACATTGATCGATCTTAAAGATAAATTAGTTGATGTTGTTGATAGGGACGCGAATGTTTTTGTCACTGATTTTCCTTATTGTGACACGTGTCCCGATAAATCTCCCGATTATTGTGTAAACCATTGTGGTGTACCGCTTGAACAAAGAATGATAGCTAGATTGTGTGAGGGTTGTCACGATGACGGGATTGTTAGTATAAAATCGAAAGACGTAAAAGGATGGAATGTATCGTCTGATCCTATTCCTGGAGATCAATCATATGGGTCTTTTTATAAACAAAAAGGATCAAAAGTAATTCTCGGTTGTTGTGCTTTTTGCGGAGAATTGAGTAATAGCTTAACGGAATATGAAGAAAATCTTCTATGTCCTGGATGTATAGAATTTGCTAATGCTGTAACATCTTTAGCTGATTCTGGATTTGATTTGAAGGAAGGACCGGAATATGAAGACGGTTCATGGGTAAAAGGTTGGAAAGAACGCTTCAATGTAAAAAAAGTTCCTCCTATTAAAGATAAAGCATTTGAAATTCCCTTCCTGAGACCTGACAGATGTATAGATCAAAATTGCAAAATTGAGAATATTTATTTTTGTCAGTATTGTGTAGGGATTCATAAAAATGAACCAGGATTTCAACCGGCGAAAGAAGACATCATTAATCGTCCATCCGGTGTTGAGGTGATAACTATCACGGAGCATATGAATTTTTGTTTGGGAAATGCTGTTAAATATATTATGCACTGTGACCTCAAAGAAAATGGGATTGAAGATCTGAAAAAGGCTAAATGGTATATTGAGCGAGAAATTAAAAGGAGATCTGAAAAATGAGTTTTATTGATTGGGAAGTATACAAAGGCGTAGTCCGTATTCAAATGCTTCGCTCTGATCTTATAGGAAAGAGTGATTTTATTAATGATCAAATAAAGGATATCTCTAAAAGATCAACTTCATCATTTAATATTTGGATGAAAGAAACAGTCGAATGTGCTAGATTTGGAATTCCACTTCCATGGGAAAAGGGATATATTGAATCCTGTTTATATTTATTTCAACAGGATATTCTTTTAAAAACTTTTCAATCTAAAAATACTCTTTTGTCTTAAAGATCGTTTTGATTCAAGTGAGGATTGAAATGTACAAATGGTATCTGCAATCTAAAATAATAGGGGAAATATGGCAAGATGAAGCGTGGGATTTTAGTTTGATAATGGTTATTTTATACTTGTTCAAATGTAATTTTTTTGAAGATCAAACGAGAATAATCTATAGATATGAGGAGATTGAAAAATGAAAATCATAGCAATGGAGGTGTTAGATGTATCAACAAATTGAAATAGTCATAGATCAATCAATGCGGGGACTTTGTAAGAGATCATATCCTAATCATAAAAAGGGTTGTCCTAATTTTAATAAACGCCATGATTGCCCACCGAAAGCCCCCCTGATCAGTAAAGTGTTTGATCTCAATAAGCCTATCTATGCAATCTGGAATGTATTTGATTTCGATGAGCACACAACCAGGATGAGAAATAAGCATCCGCAATGGTCGGATAGGCAGGCCGAATGTTGTTTGTATTGGCAGGGGACGGCAAGGAAGCAATTGAAAGGTGAGATTGCAAACTTCCTTAGTGATAAGGGGAATCATTTAGTTCTAACAACACCAGAGGCTTGTGGAGTTAATATCACTGAGACCATGAGGCGTATCGGGATCAATCTTGAATGGCCACCTGTTACGGTGACTTATCAAATCGCATTAGCCGGTCAGCCTATCGATGGGATTGAAAAATGAAAAAACTTGTTTTAACATGTCTCCTTTTATTATTTGTACATAATGTTTCCAAAGGAGAACGATTAATAAAATATCATTGGAATAATTCCAAACAAGTTTCAATATGGTTAGGCGGATGGAGTAAGCATTCGAATTTAAACAAGATGAATGAAGTTCACAATGCCAGTGGGTTATGCATCAATTGGTTATGTTACATGAAATTTACGAACTCGTTTAATAATCCTGGTGAAGTTTTATTTGTAGATGGGCGGTTATTAGATGAAAAATTTATAACTGTCGGTTTGAGGTTTAGCTTGATTTGGGGTTATGAAATTAGTCCAATCACCATACCGATACCATACATTGGTTTGGGATATAAATATCTATGGTTAGAGACAACTTATTTTCCAGATCCAGAAGAGCCTCAAGAATATTTAGCATTTGGAGTTTTAAGAGTTGTAATAGATTTTAATTGATTATAGTATTCAAAGGAGAATTGATGGAAACCATAACTAAACATTTAAGAGATAAATTACATAATCGACTCGGAATACCTAACGAGCCGGTGAGAAATATCATAAAAGGCGATTTGACTAAAACTGAATGGTCCTATGAATTTGAGCGATTAATGCGGAATCGTTTGATCATGGGTGCTATTAGATACGGACGTTTAGGAGCACTGGGTAAGCTCCAGTGGGATAGAGTACCGGATATTATTAGACGATTGAAACAATATCAGCAAACAGGAAACCTTGAACATTTAGTAGACTGTGCTAATCTTTGCCTTTGTGAATTTGTAGAAGGTGAACATCCCAATAAGCATTTTGAAAGTAAAGATGACGGCGAACATACAAAAGAAAGCGAATAAAGTTGTAATAAATTTTAATTAGTGAAAATTTTACACCTTAATAAAAGTTGAAATTATTTCGAACATCGTAAAAAGTCCTACTTTTTATTACGTAGTGCCACCACTATCCACTACTTTTTTTGTTAGTGGCGTCTCGGAGGGTGCGGATCTATTGACTTGAGCCACCATAACCACTACTACCACTACTTTTTTTAGTTTCTACAGAATTTATTATTCAGATTATGGGTCATTTTGAGACAATCAGTCTCAAATAAGACAGATTGTCTCAAAAAACAGTCAAATTAGCGTTTTTTTACTCTTTTTATTTTATTATTATTAGTGGTAGTAGTGGCTATGGTGGCTCAAGTCAATAAACTTAATACCTCTGAGACGCCACTGCTTTGCTGACTAGTGGAATGTGGTGGCTCGATCCTTATAAGAGTAAGAAAGATGGAAAAAAATCTTTTTTAAAACATGAACATTTCCAATGCTAGATACCTTTGAGAACTATCGACTCTGTGCGTTAGACGGTTATCACGTTCCAGAAATTTCATTATGATTCCCACCTGATAACCGGACCGTTCTACGTTCCTTATCTAAGAATTGGACAAAGGGAAATTAAAACGATATATTTCAAATTCAATTAAAAAGATTTCGTCATCATGAAAAAATTCGAAAAGAAAAAAAGATCGTCAAAATCAAATCTGAATTATCCGGATTTCTCTAATCCTATTAATGTTGAAATCAACAGGGAGATAGACGAAATCAAAGAAACTGATTCTTTCAGTAGTGAAGAATTAGAAATCATCAATCATTATATGATCCATGGTGACGAAACCAGAGCATACAAATCGGTAATTAAAACTTGTTCAACTAAATACGGAGGACGTTCAGAAGCACAAAAGTTTTTCTTTGAGTCACGCATAGCGGACGAAATTAAACGACGTCAAACAATAATAATCAAAAATCATTTGTCGTTAGTAGAAAAATTATTGAGAGAATATCAATCTATAGCTCTTGCAAATATGGATGACTACGGTACTTGGAACAGATATGGGATTCAGCTCAAACCATCTAGAGAATTAACCCGTGCACAAAAAGCGGCGGTAATGGAAATAAAAAATACCGCACATGGTGTTCAGATAAAACTATTTAGCAAAATGAACGCCATGTCCGACTTAAGTAAAATCCTACAACTCCTTCGTGAAACCCTCGACATCACCACCGACGGTCAACCAATTCAATCTGGAACTACATTAATCCTACCTGACAATCACAGAGAATTCACTGATGTCTGATATCATCAAGCCCCAACCAGGACCACAAACCAATTTTCTTTGCACACCTGTCGATATCTGTATTTATGGTGGTGAAGCTGGTGGTGGTAAGTCGTACGGTTTATTGATGGAAGGTGGACGGTTTAATAATAATGGCAAAGCTAACGCGGTCATATTCCGCCGAACTACTAAGCAGATTACCCAAGAAGGCGGTTTATGGGACACATCATTTGATATTTATCCAAAAATTGGCGGACATCCTAATTTATCTAATCTCATCTGGAAATGGAAAAGCGGATATAAAATAAAAATGGCCCATCTTGAACACGAAAAAACCATTTATGATTGGGATGGGGCGCAAATTGCTACGTTATTATTCGACGAACTTCGCTCGTTCAGCGAAAATCAATTCTGGTATTTGATTTCGCGAACGCGTTCTATGTCCGGTATTAATCCGTATGTACGAGCAACAACAAATCCAGATCCGGGCGGTTGGTTGCGACAATTAGTAGATTGGTATATCGGCCCAGATGGTCACGCTCTACCTGAACGTTCTGGAAAAATCCGATATTTGGTGAGAATAGAAAACAAAATGTATTGGAGTTCGACCAAAGATGGATTGATTCAGGATATGATAGATTTGGGACACAAGTCAGAGTACATCAAACCTAAATCGTTTACATTTATCCACGCTTCATTCAGTGATAACCGAATCCTGGTTGCAAAATCCCCCGATTATATGTCGTCCATTTTCGCTCAACATAGAGTCGAAAAGGAACGATTATTGGGAAATTGGGATTCTCGTGCACAAGCGGGTGATTATTTTCAGAAAAACATGTTTGAAGAGATTTATTCTTTTGAGCTTCCGACTGTACGAGAAAGGATTCGATTTTGGGATAGAGCCGCTACAGAGAAACGAGATGATAACGACCCAGATGCCACTTGTAGTGTCTTAATGAGTCGTGATCGAAATGGCATGATGTACATAGAAGACTTTAGCGGATTGCTGTTTAAACGCGCTGGAAAGGTGCTTGACGCTATTAAAAATAGTGCTTCTCAAGACGGAATAGAAGTTACCGTTGGAGCGAGTCAAGATCCTGGACAAGCTGGAAAGGATCAGATAGAAACATTTATTAAAGAATTACAAGGTTATAAGTTGTTTACATTCATTGAAACAAATAACAAAGAAGTCCGAGCCGGTCCGGTTTCCGCACAAGCTGAACATAATAACATCAAAGTTGTCAAAGGAACCTGGAATGATGAATTTTATAAATATTTAGAATATTTCCCAACAGGTCGCTATAAAGATCCTGTTGATGCGACTTGTGGTGGATTTTATTTTTTGGTTGGTAATGTTCAAACCGATGTGTTATCGTTAGAACCAAGTGAAATACGTGAAAATACAATAACAACTTCGGAAAGTTTCAAATATTGGTGATTATATGTCTGATTCAACGGTTAAAATCATTAATTTCGATCAAAAGCGTGACGATATAACAAATATCAGTAATGATTTGATGCATTTCCTTCCCCGTGGTAGCAGCGGAACCGATATTTCCGCTGGCGTTTTTACCGAAGAATACCTCAATTCCCTCACCTCCACCCAAGCCGCTGATAAATATGACGAAATGCGGCGTTCCGATTCTCAAATCAAAATGTTACTTCGAATCGTCAAAAGTCCCGTGATATCTGCATCATGGGGGGTTGAAGCGGTTGACGATTCAGACGAAGAGCAACAGATTAGAAACTTTATTGAACATGTTTTAATCGAAGATATTGGTAATCCAGTAACCGGTAAATACAAGACTTGGAGCGAATTTATCCAGGAAGCTATGTCTTGTGTTGAATTTGGTTACAGCATGTTTGAAGTTGTTAATAAAGTGGTATTGAATCATGAATTGTATGGTGATTATATTGGATTGAAAGATCTCGGATGGAGATCTCCTCGCACAATCGATGAATGGGTATTACGCCAGGATGGTTCCATTAATTATGTTCGCCAGATCTCGGAAGGTGATTTGTTTCGTGATGTTGAAATTTTTGGCGAAAACTTAATCGTCATATCGCCTCATAAGGAGGGTGATAACTATGAGGGAATTTCAGATCTACGCCCGATCTATGGGAACTGGTTCAGAAAGAACTTTTTAAACAAGTTGCAAATGATCGGAATAGAACGATCAGCCACCGGTGTACCTAAAGGAACAGTCCCTCCTGGAAAACTTGGAACAACAGAACAAACCACTTTTGAAGAGATCCTACAAGCATTTGTTTCTCATCAAAAAAATTATATTCTTATGCCCGAGGGATGGGGATTGGATAATTTTGATATAAGTCATAATGCTGAAGACGTCAAAGCCGCCATTATTCAAGAGGATATTGGCATGGCGAAAGCGTTTCTGGCTAATTTTCTTGAACTAGGATTGTCGGGAAAAGGTGGATCATTCGCCTTGGGGACTGACCTCTCTGATATCTTTTTTGCCAGTGTTAATTTCTATCCGGATCGTATCCGGGAAACCATCGACCGGCGTATCATTCGACCGTTAGTTAATGCAAAGTATGGACGGCGACAAAAATACCCTAAACTTACGGTGTCCGGAATCAATGACAAAGCCGGGAAAGAATTCTCAGAGATTCTAAAAAATATATCTGAAAGTAGTTTGATTCAAAATTCTGACAAATTAAAATCTTTTGTTCACCGCACTTACAAACTTCCGGAATTCATCGAAGATTTAGAAGAAGAATCAGAATCAGAATCAGAATCAGACGAAATGGAATTCTCAGAATATGATCTTTCTGAAATCCAATCTCTTATCTTTGAGAAATCGAAATTTACTGCAGATCAAGCAAGAAGCTGGCTTAAAACAAACAAGTTTAAACATGACAAAATTGATGAAAAAGAAGACACTTTCCGTTTTCGTCAAAAACAACCGAGCTTATTTGATCGTTTTAGAACTAAAGAATTAAAACCAGGTATTAAAGCGATAATCGGTTTTACCTCGGAAGAAAGACAACTCGCAGAAAGTCGCCCAATTAATATTTCGAAAGTGATATCTGATAAGACCAAAGAACTATATGTATTGATGACTAATGCTTTATCGATTCGTGGGAATCAGTACGTAGACGATATCATGAGTACCATTCTCAATACCAAAAAGTTTGAAATTAGAACCAAAGTCAAACAAGTTAAAATTCCCAATTCTCAAATTTATAAACAAACCTTACAACGTTATTTTGCACCATTGATTGATCAAGCAACAAATAGTGCTCTTTCAGAACTGGGATTTTCTACTAGTTTTAAATTTAATGAGATTGACGATTTAGGAAAATCAGTCCCAACGAACACGAAGAAAGCCGCTACTGATCAAGCCGCATTATTACTTGAGTCACAGAATGCAGACTTGATGAAACAAGTTTTATTTACAGTTAATTCGAAATTGGAAGCGTTGAATGATGATCAAATGTTGAAGCAACTTCGCGATATTGTGAACGCCTATGTTACTGGTCCGTCTATTCGTGCCGGTGCTGGTAATTCGATTTCAACATTAGTCAATTTGGCGCGAAATGCTGTATATCAGACTAAAGAAGTTTTTGACGAAATTGAATCATTTGTTTTTACCAATCCTGATCCGGTCGCGGCAGTTTGTGTTAATCTCGCCGGTCGCGTTTTCACAAAAGAAGAATATCTCACAAGTAGTAATCTCCCACCACTTCATCATAATTGTGATTCGTATATAGTGGCCCAACGAAAAGGAAAAGCGAGAATTAAACCCATATCATCATTAGGTTTAACGTATAGTGGAACGGACAATCAAATAGAAGCAATTCTAAAATCAAAAAAATTCTGATGAAAAAAATTGAACGCATACCACAAAAAATAGAAGAGATAAGATCAGGTTTTATGGTTCAGGATGGCACAAGCAATCGAAACGCGAACGTCAACGGTTCTGTAACACCGGTTGAAATGGTATTTGGACCACCTATCAATGAATCGTGGACTGTATCTCAAATGGTAATGCTCATTTATGATGACAGTAATGTTTCGGAATCGGCATATGGTGCGGTACCGACATTAACTAACGGCGTCGATCTTGAAATCCATGATTCAGGTGGAATATTGGCTAGTTACACAGGATCATATCCAATCCAATCAAATAATGATCTATTGTCATATGGGTTTGATGTCAGACAAAATTTATTTGACATAAATCCGCGTAGTATATCCGCTGTTTTTAAATTCGGAGCTGGAAATGGTATTTTATTAGATGGATCAAAAGGATATAAGATGTTATTGCGGATCAACGATGATTTGACCGGATTAGTCGCCCATTGGGTGAGGATGGAAGCCGATAGGGTAGTTCAATGAGTCAAAATAGAACTGGACCGATAAGAATTGAAAATTTCATGACTCGTTATATGAATGAAGTCGGTGGAGGTAATATAAATGGTAATGTTGATGGATCAACTACTCCTGTTAATTTTGAATTTACTCCATCGACAGGTGAGTTTTTTGTATTAGATCGACTTATTATTTATGGTTTAGGAACATCTAATGTTGCTAGTCAAAGCTATGTTGATTTAACAAAACTTACTAATGGTATAGAGATCACTTTTCAAAATTCAGGCGGAATCATTAAAGATATTACGGACACCGTACCTATAAAAACAAATGACGATTTAGCGCATATTTGTTATGATTCCAGACAAAATTTATTTGGTGCAAATCCTCGAAGTGTCACTATGCGATATTCGTTCTTTAAAGAAACAGGCTGGCGTGGCATATTATTAGACGGTGATCTCGATCAAAAATTAATAATTACTATCAATGATAATCTCACTTCTTTAATCGAGCATCGTTTTAGAGTAGGAGCCTATAAATTATGATAAAAAAATTAACATCATTATTGATATGGCCATTGTTTGTGATTATCATATCTGTGAGTATGACGCAATGGATTGTGCTCACCGCCGATAGATATGTTACAAAAGAAGAATTATCTTTTAATTATGTGAGTCATGAAAAAGCAAAATTACAATATGTAGATCTTGCGACCGCGAACGATATGATATTGAGTATAAACACGTTGCAATCAGATGTAAATCACATAAAAGACACACAAGAATTAATGTACGATATGATTCTGACCATTTATAAAAAGGAGAATTAAAATGATTTTTAACTTATCGGAATTGAAATTCGAAGATGGAAAACTAACCCGCGTCCAAGTGAGCCGCGTCGGTGAAAAAATGCAACACCGCCTTTACGGTGAGATTACTATCACGAAAGAAGATCATCAGACGATGATTGCTAATTTTGAGAAAAATGCCCGTGGCTTGAGCGAAAACGGAAAACCTATTCTTCAATTCGATTATAAACACGAAGACACTGAAATCGCGGCTGGATGGATGTATACTCTCATTTTGAGTGATGATGGGGAAAAATTGTATGCTGATACTCAATTTACACCTGCCGCAAAACAGAAGATTCAAGATGGTGAATTCAAATTCACCTCACCGACAATCGTCCGTGATTTTACTAATACAAAAAGTGGTGAAAAGTTCGATGTGATATTGAAAGGTGCGGCGTTGACAAATGTTCCTTTTCTTCATGATATGGATGCTATCACTGCATTGGATGAGACTGGACGAAAAAAAGCAATGGAGTATTTAAACAATTTAAAACTTCAAGAATTGGGGTCAATGGAAGACATTTTACGCGCAATTTCAGATCTGACCCCTGAAGAACAAACGGAAATTGCGCTTAAAATTTCCTCAAAATTGAAACCTAAAAAGGGAGTCAAAGAAATGCCAAAGGAAAAAAAAGAAGAAATGACCGACCCAACTGAAAACGAAATTCGCTTGACTGAAGAAAAAAAAGAGCTGGAAAAGAAACTCGAAACTTCAGAACGGGAAAAGGAATTTACCTCCATGTTAGCTGAAGGGAAGGTAGTTCCGGCTCAAAAAGAAGCCTTCATGTCTGGCGATATAGCGAAATTCGCGGAAGCGGCGGAACATGTCAACCTGGACGAACGCGGAAGCGGCGGAAAACCCGGTGATAAAATTGATACTAAAGATGCAGCGGAGGACAAATTGATTGAACTGGCGGAAGCATACGCCAAGGAAAATGAGGTTGATTTTTCTTACGCAATGTCCGAAGTGATGCGGGATGAAACCAATGCGGCTGTTGTGAAACTGGTGGAATAATTTTCTTTTTTCCAAACAAATTAAAACATATAACCATAAAAGGAAACTATGGTAGCTTTTAACACAAACTCGATGAATATGATTTCCGGATTTAAAGCGGCGGCTGATTTATCCGCTAAACAATATCATTACGTCAAAGTGTCAGCCGCTGGTGTAGTTAATATTGCCGGTGGCGCGACAGGTGAAATCGGGATCGGCGTTTTAATGAACAAACCGGGAACAGGTATCAATGCTGAAATTGCCGGTATCGCAAATGCAAGTGTTCCCGTGAAACTGGAAGGAACAGCATCAGTCATGACCCGATTAATGTCAAACGCCAATGGCAAAGGGATACCCAGTACCGCCGCTGGTGATATTATTTCGTGGGTTGCACTCGAGGCAGGTGTAACTGGTGATATCATTCAAGCAATTCCGGTACTTTATGTTCGTCACGCGACATAATATTTTAATTCTTTAACTCAAATCGAGGTAAACTCATGACTCAAAATGTTGCAATCGTTGACAAACTGTTGACAAACGTTTCAAGAAAATACGCCCCGGTCGGATATATCTCTGAAAAGATTCTACCGGTCGCTAACGTCAAACAATCGTCCGGTAAAATCGGCTTCTACGGAAAAGAGCATCTCCGAATTGAATCCTCTATTGTCGGCGGCAAAACTCCTTATCCTCGGATTACATCGACGGTTAGAGATTCCGATACGTATCAAATCACGAAACACGGTTTGTCTGATCTGGTAACCGAAGAGGATTTTGCAAATGTTGAACAACCGTTCGATGCGAGAAAAGATACCACTGAAGATCTGACCGGAAAACTCTGGTTGGAGAAAGAAAAGGCCTTGGCAGATTCTCTACAATCAACTTCAGTCATTACTCAGAATACGACACTTTCCGGGACGACTCAGTATAATGATTACACGAACAGTGTACCGATTACGAATTTCCGGACAGGAAAAAGTGTCATTCTGGCCGCCTCAGGTATGTTACCCAATCTGGCTGTAATGGATTGGTTGACGGCGGACACACTCCGCTATCATCCGGACTTGATTGATTTGGTGAAACACACAAACACAGTAGCCGATGGTTTGAGTGACAAGCAGTTGGCCCTGGCCCTGGGTGTGGAACGGGTAGAGATCGGTGTTGTTTCCTATAATCCCACGGTTGAGGGTCAGACGGACAGTCTTTCCCAAATTTGGGGGAAGGCGATTACCTTTATGGTAGCCCCGAAAACTCCTGGTAAACGTCAAGTAACCGTTGGATATCGTGTTCAGCAACGCAATCCGCGACGTGTATTTAAAAACATCCCAGGAAACCCGCCGAATTCCGAGGAGATTTTGGTCGATGATTCCTATCAATGGTTGATCGTTGATACTACCGCCGCCTATCTGATCAAGGATGCCGTGGCGTAATTCAATCATGTTTAAACAATGAAAATTGATCATAGGCGGTATTAAGAGAACCGCCTATCTTTAAAAGGAAACGATGAGAAAAATCACTAAAGAAACAACTCGGGAACAGCTAACCGATATTGTTACGGAGTTGCAGGAACAACTCGAAAAATCTGAAGAGGAAAAAGCGACGATGTTCAAACGACTTGATTCCTTTGAGCAGACTGTTGAAAAACTTTCTTGTGAATTGGAAGGTAAAAACAGACCAGCACCGCCGAAACTTTCAGTTGAAGCTGCGTTTCGTAAAAACCATTCCAAGGAAAAATACATGGTTCACGACGCGATTAAATTTGGCGAAATAGTTGAAGGCAAAAATGTAGTAACCGATTTTAAGGTGGGCGAACCGTTTCCGACGAATCATAAACTGTTGCAGAAATTTCTTGAATCCGGTCAAGTCGTTCAGGTTGAAGGGTAAATATTATGCCATACGCCACTGTTGTAGAAATTGCGTCGGAGTTTAAATCAATTACATTTGATTCAAATTCAGCACTGACAGATACTGAAGTGGGAGCTATCCTTGATCAGACAGATGCGCTAATTAATGCTCATGTGACGCAACGATACGTTACACCGATAACCGGTGATGAATCACTTTTAATTCTCAAAAAAATTGAGATTGATTTTGTTGCGTATCGCGTGGCGAAAATTTTGAATCTAAAAAAAGAAATTCCGCTTCCGGATAATGTCGTCATTCAAGATTTAAACAGTGGGGCGGCATTTAAAACGTCTTCGAAAATGTTAGAACGTATTTTTGAGGGGAAAATTCTTTTACCTGACGCGCCATTAAATACATCAGCAACCGGGTTTTCTGATTACAATTCTACTAATTCCGTTGAACCGATTTTTGAGCGGGACATCCAACAATGGTGACTATATCAAAACCCGTCCTTAGTATTGACATCGATCCAAACGGACGATTTAAAAAATATCTTGATATCGTCCAGAAAGAGATTAAAGATTTAAGCTTTTCAATGGGTGAATCTGCCAGGATCATAAAGAAATTTTCAACGGCTAATTTCATCTTAAAGGGAACCGGGAAATACGAACCGTTGAGTGCGGAATACGTCAAACGAAAAAATATACTTGCTCCTGGGGCGTTGATTTTAGTGGGGGCTAAAGGCGGAAAAGTAAAAAAAGGAAAGAAGATTTCAGGTGGTGGGATATCTGGAAAATTGAGAGATTCGATTATAAAATCGACACCTGATAGTGTTTTGAATATCGGAAAATTATCTCTCATCATCGGTACAAAAGCGAAATCAAAACGTGGTGCGCCTTATCCGTTTTATGTCCAAAACGGAACATCAAAAATGCCAGCACGACCATATCTTTTCCTAACCGACAAAATGGTAGATCAGATCATTAAAACGGTCGATGAAGAAATCATACAAATTTGGAAAACCGGTAAATGAAACTTGATCTTGAGAAAACTGAAGAGTTGCTTATCAATTTTGTCAAAGTGGATTTGACGACTAAATTAGCCGAAATAGATGCTGAAAAAAATGACGGTATCGTTTTATCTGACATTCCGCTTAATGCGTTTTTTGATACATTCACGGAAGAAGTGAATAATGTTACAAACTTCATTCACTACACTATGAATGATAGCTCTAGTGACGGTATAGGTCCGGTTACAGCAAAGAATTTCTCTATGTTTATTGTGGTTTATTCACCTGAAAATTTTAATAGTAACGATTCAACATGGAGAAAAAAGGCATTTCGTTATAGTCGGGCTATTGAGGAGATTATTCAAACTCATTCCAAAGACATAGGTGCAATTTCACAAATAAAAATATCAACCATGATCCCGCAACTTTTCCAAATAAACGAGCAATCTCCTATTTATAAAGTGGGTGGTGCTCTTATCAATGGTATTATAGCATGACCGAATTGAAAAAAGATGACGTAAAAGAGATTGTAAAAGATCAAATCGCCCAAGAAAAAACTAATCGTCCGGATATGAAAATGGAAGAGATTACACCGAAACGTGATCATCCATTGAATTGCCCGCCTCATTTTTCTGCAACTCTCAAAGAGGGCCAAAAAATAAAGGTGCCTCGTTTTCTAATCCCTACCCTAAAACGCGAAAGGGTAATATAAAAGGAGGTAATCAATGCCTTTAACCGACCCAAGATCATTATTTGGAATTCATTCAATTGCACCGTACGATAGATCGACCGGTGAATTCTTCGGAATCCTCAAAATATTAGGAGATTCAGAATTGAATTTTGGCGCAACATCTGTTGATTTACGTGGTGGTTCAAACAAGTTTCCATGGGCTAATGAAACGGTTAGTCTGGAAAGCGCATTTTCTGCCGCTGTCAAATCCTACCCTGATTTTTATTTTGAGAAGTTTGCCGGGGCGTCTCTTTCGACTGTTGCCGCCAGCGCGACGGGAACTGTTGACGCGATCACTAATAAAAATGGAACGAGTGTAGTTGATGCAACAACCGGGATTGCTTCTGTTGCACCAAAAACCGGTGATGAGGCGGATTTGAAATTTGGGACTGTTATCGTAAAAGCGGTGAGTACCACAACGGTTGATCTGTTTTATAGTAGTGATATCAATTTCAAATCACGCGGCACCCAGACCAATTATGAAAATGATTTGCTGAAAATCACCGCTTCGCCGCTTACAATCCCTGATACCGGGGCAACGGTAGACGTTCCTGATTATGGACTTGAGATCACCAGTGGATCTGGAACAGTCGCAATGGTGGTGGATGATACGGCGGTTTTTAAAACTTATCCGATTCATGGAGGTATTTCAAAATTGACTTTAGGTCAATCCACAATTCAGTTTCCAGAGGTTGGTATGATCATTATGGCACAAGAAAGGGCCACCGAAGAACTTTTTGAAATTGAAGCGTACAAGGCAAAATCGGAGGCCGGTATTGTTTTGCCTTTAGCTGAAGGTGGTTTTTCTACATCGGCACTTGGTGTCAAATTGCTATATGATTCCGTTCAAGATGCTGTCGCGCTTATAACAGCAGTGGCCGCCGCGTAATATGGATTATTACGAATTTAATCCTCCCAAAATTCCCGTATTGATAGACGGCATGGTTCATTATCTCGTGCCGTTTTCTTTGGGGAAAATGACTGAAATAGGTGCTAGATATTCTGAATCGGGAAACTCTGTCGAAGGTATCCAAAGCTTAAAATTTATTGAAAACTCCGACATAGTTCTCGAAGTATTATGGGATTTATTGGAGGATAAAGACTTAATTCCGTCTTCATGTCAGCTTAAAAAGATGGCGGAAAATGATTATGAAACTCTTTCTAATTTATCTAAAGCTTTAACAATTCATATAAACAATTCACAACCTGTTTTCACTCAGGAAGATCGCGACAATTTAAAACAAAAAAATATCGAAGAGTTACAAGAAATAGATAATGCAAAAAATAGCAGCATCGATTGGGTGAATATATATGTCATCATTGCAAGAGAAATTCCATATACCATCGAACAGTTTTATAATCTGACCCAACGTCAAATATTCGCTATTTTAAAACGTATAAACAAAGTAAAACACGAAGAGGAACTGAAACACTTAGCTGAATTAAAATTGATAGCGTCGTTTCATGGTGTAAAAATGAAACTTAAAACAGAGACTAATGGAAAATTAAAATCGTCATTCAACAAATCTACTGACGATCTATTAACCGACCGATTAAAGAACCGGATAAAAAGTGGCCGCTAAATCAAAAGAAGAATTACTTATTAAAATAAATGCGGATCTGGCAGAGCTTGAGAAAGCACTTGATAGCGCCGACGAACAAATCAAAGGGAAAAGTGCGTCATTAAAAGCTAACATGGCGAACGTCGGCAAAGCAATGGCCGTTTCCTTTGCGGCTATCAGCGCACAAGCGGTTATTGCTATAGATAGATTTAAACAATTTGAAACTGGTGTCACTGCTGTAGCAAAAACTACTAATTTAGAAGGTGTCGAACTTGAAAAGTTTAAAAAAGGAATCATCGATCTATCTGAAGAGATTCCGGTTGCTAAAAGTGAACTATTAGATATAGCCACTGCTGCTGGTCAATTAGGAATCAAAGGAGTACCAGAATTACTTAAATTCACCGAAACTGTTGCAAAATTAGGTGCTACTACTGATCTATCCGGTGAAACCGCCGCTTTAGCTTTTGGTCGCATTCTTAGTATTACTGGTGAAAGTGTTACCGAAATTGATAAGTTGGGATCTGTATTTGTCGATTTGGGTAATAATTTCGCTACTACAGAGGCTCAAATAGCCGTTGTAGCTTCTGAAGTCGCCAAGTCTACAGCTGTTTATAATCTTAATTCCGCTGAGATTGCGGGGCTATCCGCCGCTCTATCGTCTCTTGGTATCCGTGCCGAATTGGGTGGTTCTTCTATCGGTCGATCATTTCGCGCTATAGATACAGCTATACGAGATACGACAAGCAAATCGTTCAAACAATTAGAAAAACTCACCGGTCTGGTAGGTGAAGATCTGGTTAAAGCGTTTGGAGAAGATGCGGTTGGCGTATTTCAGCGATTTATAGAAGGTTTAGGTGATATCAACGAGCAAGGTGGTAATGTTTCTGAGACGTTAGCCGTTTTTAATCTTAAAGGTGAAGAAATATTAAAGGTTCTTCCGACATTAGCTGAACGGTCGGAATTAGTGGGTGAAGCATTAGAACGAGCATCAAAAGCCTCTAAATCGGCGGCGGCACTTAATGATGAAGCTGCACTAGCTTTTGATACAACGGCTAGTAAATTACAACTTGCTCAAAATCGCCTAGACACCCTATTTGTGCAAGTCGGCGAAGAGTTAGCACCGGAAATGATCCAGGCTGTAAGTGACATCACTACTATTTTAATTGAAAATAAGGACGTGATAATTGCGTTGACCAGTGCAGCTGTTGATTTTATCCGAATTTCCATTGAAGCAATCCAAGGTTTTCGAACTATTTTGTTGACTTTGCGAGGTGATGAGGCGAAAGCATTGATTCAATCTAGGGTTGAAGTTGACGCACAAAATAGATTTTTCAGAAAGAAGCTGGAGGAGCGAGGACTATCAGAAGCCGATTTTGCCAAAAAACGAAAACGGATTAATAAAAAAGTCACTACTGATATTAAAAAAATAGAGGAAAAATCAAGCGACGATATTCAAAAAATTGATATTAATAAAAAGAAACAACGTGAAAAAATCGCTAATGCTACTGCCGAGGAGCTGAAAAATATTGAAGAAAGATTGGCGGAAAGAACTATTGAAATTAATGCGAACGAATTAGAACTTTTACAACTTAGAGCGGAAGGGGCCAGCGAAGAGACAATTGAACTGAAACGTAAAGAAGGAGAAACCCTTCGGACAATCAATCGTCTTACCAACGATATTATAGAACTTGAACAAAAGGATTTTTTAAGTTCTGTTGAGAGTGCTAATCTTGAACATTTCCGGCGTCTTTTGGAATTTCGACAAAATGAACTCGATAATCAATTGCGAATTCAACAAGAATTCGGGGACGATGTTGTTGATGATATAGAACGAACATTCAGAGAAATTGAACAATTAGAAGTTCCGGCAGTAAGTATTCCCGTTGAAATTGTCCAAACAGTCACCACCACTACGACTACACCTACAGATGGTGGTGATGTAGGTGATACTGGAACCGGTGGTGGTGATGTAGGTGGTCCGACCACCGATCCCGATATTATACAATCAGAAATTAGTGGCGTTTCATCAGCCACAGCTGGAGGATTAAGTTGTGCTGCTGGTTGGTCGGCACGTCAACAAGGACCAAATGTATGGCGGTGTGTTCGTAATTGTCCGAGTGGTTCCACAAGACAAGGATTTAGAGATTGTGTACGTAGGAGTACTAGTGTTAGTAGCGGTCCTCCCATTCGACAAGTATTTGACGGAATAACAGAAGAATTTCCATTTCTTGAGACTGAAGGAACAGAAAGTACAATCATCCCTGATGAATCGACACAAATACAAGATCAACAACCTGCCGTTTCCGAAAGAGGACCACAAAGAGTAATTGTAGATATACGATTGAATGAAGACGCTGCATCTGTAATCAGCGCACAACAACGAGAACAAACTGATTTAAACATATCCACACAATAAAAATGACTATCTCAGCTGGAAATCCTAAATGTTTCGAATTATCTAAAGCTTTATGGAAAGATGGAGCTACGGTATCAGTTACAAGCGGGGAAAGTACTAAGAATAATCTAATCGATTTTAACAAGTTAACACGTTGGCAATCAATTGGAACTGATGACACTATTACTGAAACCATTATCATTACATTTCAGGAAGTCGCTACAATATCCAGTCTGTTATTGCTCAATCATAATTGGAAATCATTTGAAATTCATCCGGTAACATCTGCTTTTATTTTAGACCATATAGGTGATGAAATATTGGATTATGTCTCGGATGAATTAGAAGATGATGGTGGTATTTTAAGTTTTCAAAACGTTACATCTTCTTATAATTCTACTCCTCAAAATGATATATTAGAAACTGAATATGCTTTTGAAAACTCTTACTATGAATTCGATCCTGTTTATTGCGCCGGACTTAAGATCGATATAACACTCGCTCAAGAATTACACGATGTGCCAAATCAGGAGAAATTCTGTTTTCGAATTATCCCTACTGTTGAGGTTGATAATGCCTCTGGTACATTTGCTAGTTTTCCTGATATTCAGCGTCCTACCGATTATTATGGGATTAATAGTCGAATGATTAATGGAAAATATCGTGTACAAAAACAAAATCCTATTTTTTCTTGCGGTGTATTTCTTAAAACTAATCCTTTACAATCAGATATTACATTGATGGAATTTTTAAGAAATAGTCCTTTTGATTTTTTATTTTATCCATCGGGTGGTGCTCATGTTGAATTAGGTCAATATAGATTTAGTTCGTTACCCTATAATTTAGATGATATTTATCAAATGCAGGTTAATCGTTTTTCTATGGGACGATACATCAGAAATTTGACTTCTAACCCGATCAATATGTCTATTAGTTTATTGGAAACTATCACATGACTTTAGATTATCAAATCGAATTGACACCATTAATACGTACCGGTACATATGGAGATATTACCGATATCTCTGATTATGTTGAAATTGCTGGTGTGGCTGGTATTCGACGAGAATTAGATCAAGGTGATTATGATATTGGTGTCTTTAATTATGGGTCGATTAATATTACTCTGAATAATTATGATGGAAAATTCAATGATAGACACTTAGATGCTCGATCTATATTTCCATGGTATAGAGATCGGGCCAAAATAGATATATCATTTATTGATTCAGATTCAGGCGAAACTATTTCATTTCGCGGCTTGATTGCAGATAGATCAACCCGACAAAACTTAAGTCAACAAACGATAACTTTTACTTTATTGAGTTTAGATTCTATCTTTCAGCAGATAAGTATTTTATCAGGATCTATTATCGATGATGTGAGTTTTTCTGAAGCGCTTCGAGTCATGCTTAATGTACCATTTATTACCACCATTTTAAATTTTGATCCTGATAATATAAATCTTAAATTGGACTTAAATATTGACGACGGGTCAAAATTTGATAATTTATTAGTAAAAGTTGGACTCGATAAATTATTATTAGCATCTAATAGTGTTTTATATATCGATGCTTTTAATAATATTATCGTGCAATCAAGAGATGTTAATGATAATCCTCCTTATGATTTTTTTCACAATGACCAATATAAGCGAGATAATATACACGCTGTAATGAATTTAAACAGCGGTCTACATCGAATGTTCAATAGTGTATTAGTGAACGGAATAGAAAGCAAAGATCAAAACTCTATCGACGAATTTGCAGTCAGACAAAAGCCTATAACATTGGATTTTATTACCGATAATACAAAGTCATTATTGATCGCTCAATCCATTTTAAGCGAATTTGCTATTCCCAAACTCGAAATGGAGATAGTCATCTCAACAGAAATTGCTAAGGATATATTGTTATTAGATCGGGTCACCGTCTCCTATAAATCAGTTTTGCAACCATCAGTCGCTCAACCAATACCCTTATATGAGACTGACGAATACGGCGGCGCATATTATCCGGTTGAAATAGGCGATATACAACTTGATTCACGTATCATTTACAAAATAATAGGTTTCTTTGAGAATACGGCGAATTTTAAGGTTACTCTCAAACTTAGAGATACAGGCATTATATTATGAGTCTAAATATTTTAAACACATTGGTGTCCGGTATCGTTCAAGCTACACATATCAATGATGTTGTTAACGCGTTAGTCAATCAATTCATTGGCCGAAATAGTTCAGGACAACCCGAAGCTGGACAAGATTTGGGAACTGCATTATATCCCTGGGGAACTATCTATTCGGATGATATAATCTTAAATGGTAATCTGATCAATGAAGAACGGGTAGAATTCGTACTTAATAGTGTAATATCGGGTCAAACACGAAATGAATCAAATCAATCGGATTTTATACGCGCCGCTGGGACATCTTTATCTTTTACGATTAAGGGTGCTATCACTGATTTAAAATTATTTTTAGCAGACGATTTGATAACGATCTCCGCTGATTTAGTTCGAAGTTCCCTCACCGCTGGACCGTCTTCAAATCATACGGCTAGCGTGACTAGTTATGGTGGTAGTAGCGTAGAATTTTCAAAATATGCTGGAGAAGGTACCACCAAATTAACTATCGGGTCTGTTGGATCTGAAATTACAGCACGTGTAGGTATGATTGTAGCCTTTTCTAATCCGCTGGTAGCTGATGAAATATTTTATGGTGTTTTGGAAAGTGGAACGTCTATAGGTCAATGTTATCGTGGATTTTTCTTTGATTCATCTGGTAATCCATTGGAACGAACACGTATTAATGGGGCTACTATCACTCTTCTTGAGTTGGGTTGGATTTTCCTGCAAAATAATGGAAGTACAATCGATGTCAGTTATCAAACACCGATTACCTCAAACATAGAACCAACTACATCTTTAACTGGTGGTGCATTATCAGTGGGACAATATTGGTTAGACATTACTATCCAAACGTGGAAACGTTATAATGGATCATCTTTTGAAATTGTTAATCGAATGTTAATCGGTTGGTGTGTAATGGATAATAACAATTGTATTGCCACACGCTCTATTGATTTTGGTCGACAATTTAGTGAGTATAATTCGATAAGCACCACCATTAAAGGCGCTAATACCATAGAAGCTATTTCTACCAACAATAAAATAAGTGTCTATGGTCAAAATATTGATTATAAATACAGTCCTCTTGAATGGATCATGCCGGACGATTTAGATGTTGGTTCTGAAGAAAGTACAGTTTATTATTGGTTGTATATTTCAGATATAGGAGAACGCTTTTTATCCAGAGAACGTTATTATATTCGGGAAGATCTGAAAGGTTTATATCATCCTTATCATCCGTGGCGTTGTATTGGACGTGTATATAATGATACCGGAACATTTACACTTTTAAAAAATCGATCTTTAAAGTTATCATCAGATAAAATTATAGATGGTGCAATTCTTAAAGGGAATTTTATTGTAGATGATACAGATAATAGTCCTGTGGATGGTTCTTCAGGTTTTTCATCAAAAATGATATCTGGATTGATACCTTTTGTAGTGGCCGAAATAGATGCAAGCAGTACGATATTACACCAAAGTGGAATGATTAAAAGCGTAACTCATCCGGCCACTGGGAGTTATGTAGTTACGTTTTACGCACCATATCATGATACACAAGAATTCGTTATAGAGACGAGCTGTCGTATAGGTACAAGAAATTCCGGCACACTTATAATTGGAAATGGTCAAAT